AGGACCGCCTGTTGCGAATGTACGTCCAGCCATATTATATTTTCTCCAAAAGAAATTTGTTTATTGTTATTGTTTTAAAACTTTTTGGATACTGAAGAAAGGTTCTTCAAGAAATCTAATTGATCTCTCTCACTACCAGCACCAGTTAAAACTTTTTCTCTCACTGATTTTGTTTTAGTTGCTTTAACATCATCCATCGATTTGCCTTTTTTTACAGGAATCGATTTTTTGCTAGGAGCAGCTTTACGCTTCTCAGCACCTTTATCTTTAGCTGTTTTCAGCTTACGATAATCATCAATGAATTTTACTACACGAGCATCATATACTTGGTTCAAGAGTTCCTCTGGTAATCCTTCGTTTAATGCGAATGAGCGAATATCCTTCGCTACTTTCTCATCAAAGTTAGGGATATACGTAGGGATATCTTCCTGAAACTTAGTAAGTAAAGTTTGTTTAATTTGATTTTGCTCATCTCTGAGTTTCTCTGCAACAGCTTTGACTTTTACCTCTCGCTCATTGCGTTTTTCCCAATACTTAGATTGGGCTTCTTCTACTTGCTCACGTAGTTCACGAGCTGTGTAGGTGTCATCATTATCTCTTGCTTCCTGCAGGGCAGCATTAAGACGATGGTATTCACCAGCAAGTTTGGTTTCTTCTGAGGTAAGTGTGTCATGTAGGGAAGTACCTAATTGTACTAACTCGTTAAGTTTTTCTGTGCGCTCGGTATCTAATTGTTTCTTTAGTTCTCCAAGTTCACGCCCTTTTTGAGATAGATGTTGATCGGTGGAATAGCCTTTACGTACTTCTTCAAGAGTTACGTATTCGATTTTACCATCAACCTTGATAGGAATTTTGTACTCCCAGTCAATATCTTCTTCAGAGATTTGTTCTGTATCTTGGGTAGACGTATCATCCTCACCAGTACTATCTTCTTCAGATTCTTCTTCTGTAGCTTCCTCATCTACTTCATCAGATGTATCATCGTTCTCTTCGGGGACTTCATTTTCCGAGGATTCATCTGGAGTCGGGGCGGTATCGTCTTCTTCTGGTAGAGATTCTTCATCATCCTCATTAAGACCTAATCGGTCTCGCATAGGAGAGTTACGAAGAATGTCATCTAGACTTCTCGCTTCTGACTCTGAGTTAACGTATCCGTCATCCATTCCTGTAGCATCGCTAGCAGGTGTTCGGGTAGAGAGATCAGGTGTTGTACTCATAATTTTTTATATCCTTATTTCTTAGCAGTAGCTTTTTTAGCTACTGGCTTAGTAATTACTTCTTTTACTTCAGCAACAACTACAGGTGCTTTAGCAACACTGTCTAACTGAAGTTCCTTAATTTGTTTAATTGCTTCACTAACATAATAGAATGTAGGAGCATGTACTCGTGATCGCCCATCGGCAATAGAGATTTCATTAAGGAGTGCATCTTGCGTTTTCTTCAAGCTTACGATAGCTTTTGTGTATACATCAGGTTTCATCATCATCGACTTTCTCGTCTTTCTGTTGGATGTAAGCAGCGTTCTTACCGAATTGCTCGATCTGAACTAATCTTTCTTTGACACTACCCATAGCCATAGCTACGTGGTATAAGTACTCTCGTTCTTTAGTACAATGTGGTTCTGTCTTTAACCAGCTAATAAATAGCTCAGATAGAATGTCACAGTACGCATCAGAGAAAAACTGCTCTCTGTCTTGTTTAGCAAATACCGCCTTCGTCAAAGCGAATTGGGAATCCCTAAACGGGTTTACTTTCATTTCACCATCTTCATGGTCTACTTTGGGTTTGATTTTATTTTCAAAGCCCTTCTTATACTTTTCCATATTCCTCTTCTTGAGTTGTGTATAAGACAGGGAGAGTTTAAGCTCCCTGTTTATTTATTACATTGCTTCAGGTGCAGCAGCAGGACCTTGTGGCATTACCTCTTGTTGTTCTTGAGGTTCTTCTTTGTTAAACATATCTTCATTAATCATAGTAGAAGCAATCATTAACAATTCTTCAGCACCAGGTCGTTCAGGTAGTTCAACACCTTCTTTAGCTGCTTCAATATAAAGCTTAGACCACTCTTGGTAACTCTTATCGAGTGCTACCATGAGTTGCTTAGTGTTATCTTGCATAGCATTTTTAGATTGAACATTAGTGAACTTAACGTTTGCTTCTTTTAACGCAATGTCCAGTTGTACCAGCTTTTCGTCCAGCTGACGTTTCTTTTCATTGGCTTGAACTTCACTCTTGCGAGTTTCCATGGCTTGATTTTTGAATTCAGGAGCATTAAAGTCTACCAAGTAGTCTAATGGGTCTAGGTCTAGTGCTTCAATAGTTTTAGCGGCAATACGTTGAGCAGCTCTAGGATCTACAATACCACCAGCTCCAACTTGAACCAGAGCAGGAAGTACTTGTTGACCAATAATCTGCATCTTCTGTAATGTATTCTTATTGGAATGTTCACCAACATCTACATCAGCAGTAACCATCATGTTATCAGGTAAAGAAGCAATATCAAGAGTCTTAAAGAAACTATTAGAATCTAAATACTTAACTGTCTTACCACGAAGGTTCTTCTTAAGGGTCTTGTATACACCCTCAATTAAACGCTTGATACCTGTCTCAGCATATCTACGTGCAATATATTGAATACGAATCTGTGCGGCACTTTGTACTTGTTGTACTTTCTGCTCAGAATTACCTGATACATAAAGAGCATCATTAAGACCTTGAGCAGCTTTAGACAAGCCAGTAGCTTGTTCTTTGTGCTGTTGTAAGAAGCTTAACAGAGGTACAGTACCTGAACTAATCGTATCAGGAGTTAAAGCAGATACAGCATTCATGGGATTACCATTAGTAGCAATAATCTGCTTCGGTTTCATATTCTGCAGAGCAGAAAAGTCTACTACGTTAGGATCTGCTAACTTAGGAGAGTAGTTGGTTAGGTAAGTATTTTCAATAAAGCCACGTAGGATTGCTGTAGTAGCTAATGTAGAAGGTCTGCTCATGTCTGCCATAGACAAACCATGAAACTCAAACGGAATTTCAAATGGGCATAGTGAAGCTAATTGTACTTCTTCTACGTCAACTTCTTGGAGAATCACATCTCCAGCAATCATGAACTTCTTTAATTCTGCAATACCATCTCCATCACGATCTACCCGAACCCAACACTTAATTAGTGTTACTTCTTGGTTAGCTTCTAATGGGAATAATTCTTTAGCGTTACCGCCTATCCAGTATTCTTCGCCTACTACATTCTTACGAGCTGATTCTTCTTCAGTATACTTGGTTGCCCAATCTGCTGAACCATCTCCTATGTCGTCCCAGTTAATATTGTCTACTAAATCAGGATATTCTTTACGTAACTCTGAACGAGTTGTAGTAAACTGAATTCCGACGAAAGCTGCTTTATCAAGAGAATCTGCATCACGAGTAATACGGAAGCTCTCTGGAGGAATGTTAGTAATAATTACTCTTGATTTATCTTTGGTACGCTTTAAACGTACATCTTTATAAACCATCTGATACTCTGCAGCACCAGTCTCTGGATTAGTTACTAGTTCTTGGTCATAGGAAAGTTCTCCCACAATCTCTACTTCTGGATCAGCAAGAATAATGTCTAGGTTAGCTTGGCTAATCTCTTCATATTCTTCAAATTCGTAGTCATAGTCTTCAATAAACTCCCACTCTACAATAGAATTCTTCCATAACAAAGAAGCTTTAGTCCATGTATTGAGGATCTGCCATCCATTGTTCTGTTTAAAGATACAATAGTTAACTAGATCAGAAGCTTTACGAGCATCGCTGTAATCCTTAGGCTCATTCCCTAAAGGAATAAACCTTGCAATCTTATTATTGCTGAACATAAGTTCAGATAGAACCGCATTATAACCTTCTACGGATTCTACAGTATCAGAAGATACTATCCGAGATACACCATTGGGTTCTAGATGACCCCAAGGTTGCATGGCATACTCATAGGTAGCCTTTTGTCTTTCTTTAGCAAGGGATGAACTATTGAGGAAGTCTCCTACAGAATTCATAATACCTTGCTCGATCATAGCTAAGAGTTCTTCGTCTCTTACCTTCTCTTTTTTAAATTGCTTCATTGTAACCTCTCATGGTTCAATCTGTCTATCAGTGGTCACAATGACCTGTATTAAAACCCTATGGGGTGAGCTTGGACTTACAGACCGCCAATGTTAAACGGCATACGCCAGAAGGCTTATAGGGTGTTGTTAGTTCCACTTCTTACTTCCCAGACACGAGTGGACAGCATCTGAGGACACGATGGGGAAATTTTAAGAACGAGTAGGGAGGTTTTTAAACTCACCCTTCTTAATCTTCTTGTCATTCTTATCTAATAATTTAACCTCTTTCTGAGGCTTAATTAGTTTCTTCAGTAATTCTTTATCTTGTTTACCTAATGGTAGGCTTGCGCTCATAACCA